ATTCAGAGTATGGTAAAATGGGCAAGCGGTCTAGTCAACAAAGGTGTATGGGGTAAAGATGATTTTGAAGAGTTTAAAGTAATGGGTGGTACTGCTCGCGGTATTGCTGCATTAGAAAAACTCAGAGCATCATACGAAGGTCGTGTGCCTGTAGAAACAACACCTGTTGAGGGTGCGCCATCTAAAGATGAGTTATATCAACTTGTAGCTGATCCAAGATACAAAACAGATCCTAGTTTCCGTGCTAAGGTCGAAAGAGCTTTCCAACAAAATTTCAATTAAAAGCTTGACAAAAAGCCTTATTCTCGAGTAGAATCGGGGATAAGGCCCATTGTTTATCACAAAACAACCCTTAACGCAAGTAACCTTGTCGTATGGCTATCGTAAATAGCAAGCACTGGCCCAGGTTTCACTGGCATACCACAGCGATTAATACATATTTTTATTAATTACTAAGGAGTCTCAAATGGCTATTGGATTATCTAATGCTTTTGTTACCCTATTTGATGCCGAAGTTAAACAGGCTTACCAAGCTAAAGCACAGCTTGTAGCTGCAGTGAGACAAAGACGTGGCGTTGAGGGTTCAACAGCAAAATTTCCTAAAGTGGGTAAAGGCGTAGCAACATTACGTATTCCACAAACAGACGTAACACCGTTAAATGTGGATTTCTCACAAGTAACAGCAACAATGGAAGATTGGAATGCAGCAGAATATTCTGACATCTTCATGCAACAAAAAGTTAACTTTGACGAAAGACAAGAATTAGTGCAAGTTGTGGCTAATGCAATCGGTCGCCGTCAAGACCAACTTGTTATTGATGCATTAACAGCATCATCAACATCAAACACTGTGTCAAACGACATTGGTGGTACAGATACAAACCTTAACTTAGACAAACTTCTTGCAGCTAAGAAATTGTTAGACAAAGGTAACGTACCTCCACAAGATCGTCACATGGTGATTCATGCTAACTCTTTAGCATCAATCTTAGCAGAACAAAAACTTACATCTTCTGATTATGCTTCAGTTAAAGCTTTAGTATCTGGTGAAATCAATACATTCTTAGGTTTCACATTCCACGTACTTGGCGACAGAACTGAAGGTGGTTTAGCTGTTGACGGTTCTTTAGACAGAACTGTTTGGGCATTCCACAAAGATGCAGTTGGTTATGCTGAAGGTATGGGTCCTAAGACAGAGATTAACTACGTTCCAGAAAAAACATCATTCCTTGTGAATTCAATGTTCTCAGCTGGTGCCGTAGCAATCGATGCTGAAGGTATTGTTCAAATCACATGTCGTGAATCAGCTTAAGGAGAATGACACATGGCTTATAATAAAGACAATCTACAACCAATAGGTGGTCAGTCTAAAGCTGGTAATGCTCCTCAAATGTGGAGTTATACAGCACCTGGTACTGACGCTCTTGCTGATATCAATACATCAGGTTATTTCAATGACGCATCTAGCGTATTAAAAGTTGGTGACTTAATTCATGTATGGGACGCTTCTGTTCCTACATCATCTTTAGTTACTGTACTTTCTAATGCTTCTGGCGTAGTTGACGTATCTGACGGTACAGCACTATCAGTTGCAGACGCTGACTAAGTTGTTTATAGCAGATCAGGTAGGTACTTCGGTGCCTACCTATTTGCATATTTAAAGGAAAGAAAATGGCTACAGGTGATACCGATATTAAAATATGTTCCGATTCATTATTAATGCTTGGAGCTAATCCTATATCATCGTTTACTGAAGGTACAGATGAAGCAAACATTTGCGATCGTATCTATCCAGATATTAAGATTAAAACATTAGCAACTTACCCTTGGTCATTCTCATTTAAGAAGGTACAACTAGCTAGGCTAGTGACGACACCGACTACAGAATATAAATACGAATATCAACTACCATCAGACATGATAGGCACGCCTAATGCTTTATATGACTCTGATGATGTAGGCTCACCAAGACGTAGAGAATACAGATTGCTTGGTGATAAAGTTTTAACAGACTATGAAACAGTGTATATTGATTATCAATACAATGTACCTGAATATGCATTACCTCATTACTTTGTACAATTACTAAAATATCAATTAGCATGGCACTTAGCAATGCCAATCACAGATCAAGTAGATCGGTCTGAGTATTGGAAGACAGTTGCGGAAGGAACACCCGGGGAAAATGGTCGTGGTGGTTATATGAGACAAGCTATGAATATTGATGGTCAAGGAAAACCAACTAACGCGATACAGGATTTCTCATTAATTGATGTGAGGTATTAATGGCACGTTTTGTCAACATACAGACTAACTTTACCTCAGGTGAGATTGATCCTCTTATCAGATCACGTGTTGATCTTGAATCATATAAGAATGGTTTAGAAGTAGCAAAGAATGTCATTTGTCAACCACAAGGTGGTGTGTCACGTAGACCAGGTACAAGATTCATTACGGAGTTAGGCGGATCTCCAGAAAATGGTGTACGTCTTGTTCACTTTGAATTCTCAGTTGATGATAGCTACATGCTTGCATTTACTAACAATCGCATGTATGTCTTCAAAAATAAAGCACTCATTACAAACATTAATGGTTCAGGTAATGATTATCTCACAACAACGATTGCAAGCGCGCAGTTAAATACAATGTGTTACACTCAGTCTGCTGATACTTTAATTGTTGTGCATGAAGATATAATACCTAAAAAGATTGTTCGTGGTGCAAATGATGCAACATGGACTATTTCTAATATTACATTTGATTCGGTACCTCAATATGCTTTCTCACTATCTACATCAAATCCAGCAGCAAACATTACTCCAAGTGATGTCTCAGGAAAAGTTACAATCACAGCATCATCGGGAGTCTTTAACTCAGGACACGTTGGACAATATATCAATGCAGAACCACAAGGTCGAGCAAAGATAATACAATACAATAGTTCTACATCAGTGAATGTAGTAACAGAGTTTCCATTCTTTAATACATCTGCAATCAGTTCTGGTAACTGGGAGTTAGAAACAGGATATGAAGATGTATGGTCAGTCTCAAGAGGGTACCCTAGGTCAGTGACATTCCATCAAGGTCGATTATTCTTTGGTGGTAGTAAGTCAAGACCATCAACGATATGGGGATCTAAAGTTGCTTTGTTCTTTGACTTTGAAGCTGTGGAGGGATTAGATGACGATGCTGTTGAGGCTACTCTTGATACTAATACTTTTAACGCTATCGTTGACCTTATCTCTGGTCGTGATTTGCAAGTGTTTACGACGGGTGGTGAATTTTATGTACCGCAAGAAGGACTAACACCAATCACTCCTACTGACTTCTTTTTATCTTCAACATCACGTAATGGTACAAAAGAAGGTATCCGGGTTAAACAGCTAGAATCAGGTGTATTGTTTATACAAAGACAAGGGAAACAGTTATCTGAGATTGCCTACTCTGATACACAGTTAACTTACATTACATCTAAGATTTCATTATTATCTGGACATTTATTAAAGAATCCTACACGTATGGATATTCGTCGTGCTGTGGCCACAGATGAAAATGACTTACTATTAATTGTTAATGGTGATGATGGTACAATGGCAGTGTACTCATTACTACGCGCACAGAATGTTATTGCTCCTTCTGAGTTTGTTACTAATGGGTCATATATTGACGTTGGCGTAGACATTACAGATATTTATACAGTAGTAAAACGTATTGATAATAGTACAGATAAATACTATATAGAGGTATTTGACGATACAGTATTGACAGATTCAGCTGTCACAGGAACAACTGCAAGCTTGGATGCATCACATATTGATGGTCAAACAGTACATGTTATTTCAGATGGTTTTGTAGAAGAAGATCAAACAGCAGATAGTGCTGTTACATTTGTCACACAACCAACAACATCGGGTGAAGTGGGTATGCATTTTGATGTAGAAGTAAAGACGATGCCTGTTGACTTACGTATACAGACAGGTACTCGTATTGGATTTAAGAAGCGTATTGTTGAGGTGAATGCATTGATCTACAAAACACAGAATCTAGTGATTAATGGCAATCTAGTTCCAATTAGAACATTGGGAGCTGGAGTGCTAGATAACGCAGTACCAGAATTTACCGGAACAAAGGTACTTCATGGTATACTTGGGTACAGCAATGAAGGACAGATTACAGTCACACAGTCTGCCCCTATGAAATTTACATTGCTTGGGTTAGAATATAAATTAGCAACACATCAAGGAACTTAATTATGGGCATGGCAGCTCCAGCAGTAGGAACCACAGCTTTTTGGAAAGGCACCACAGCATTAGCCTTACCTAGTTTATCTACATCATTATTTGTAGGTAGTACATTATTAAGTGCATATCAATCCTACCAACAAGGTCGTGCGCAATCAGCAATGTATGATATACAGGCTCTACAAGCACGTGCTGAGGCAGAGAGAAAGTCATTAGAATATGAACTACGTGCAAATGATACATTGAGATCATTGCGTCAACGGAATGCAGCTAACTTAGCTCGCGGTTATGGTGGAGGTGTTGTAGGTTTAGAAGGATCATCTAAGTTAGTTGAAACAGTCAACAATAAAGAAGCTGGTCGTGATTTAATGTTTGATATTAGTAATACTAAGAATGCAATATTACAAGGGAATACGCAGTCAGAGATTTATAATACATCAGCAAATATAGCAATGCAAAGTGGTATATTAGATGCTGGATCTAAATTACTACTAGCTGGTTATGCATATAAACAACTTGGATAATAACAATGGCAGAAGATAGAAGATACAGATCAAGAGGAATTACATTAGAAAATCAAGGCAGACTTGACTTATCTAATATTCAAGAAGGAATCCGCGCATCACAAACGCTTTCAAGACGATTAGATCAGGTATCTGAACTTGCATTTGGTCAAATGAAACGTACTGCAATTAGAGAAGGTAAACAGTATGGTGCGCAAAATAGACCATCTGTACAACAAATCTATGATGCTATTCAATCAGGAAAACCTGTTGATGAATTATTAGCAGATCCAGATACAGTTTTTGGTGAGGCTGCAAGAGGTCAACAAGCTGGTTTATTATATCAAGATCTTATTAATGAGTTTAATGTTAACACACAGGGTAT